TGGATAACCTGGAGCACTTAACAATGTAAATGTTCTTGTTTCTTCGTCACGTAAATCTTGGTTTGATTTAACTTCTGATTTAAGTGCCGCAACAACCGTTTTACGTTGTGCTTGTCTACCAAATAATCCTGATCCGTCTTCTGCTTGTGTGTTAAAGCCGATCCAACGATCTGTTTTATATTTTGTTGTAGCCTGACCATTAACTGCTCTACCGTCCATGATCTCACCGTCTGCTGTTTCAGTATCAGCACCGCTTACACCGTTAAATCTAATGTTTAAACCGTTGTTAGCGTTAATGTCGATATGACCTTTAACAAATTTCTTAACGTTATAACCTGAACGTCTAGTATTCCATAACAACATACCTCTTGGATATAAGTCTGGATCTGGAGCGTCTGGATCTAAGTAGTTGCTTGATAGTAGGTCTTTAATTGTTCCTGCCGTGTCACCAGTTGTACCTGCTGAACCATAACGTGCATCTGCAAATAAAATACCATCTTCTGAAGTTTGGTCTGATACATCAACAGCAACCCATTCTAAATTGTTGCCGTCCCATTTGTAAATCTTTTGACCATATGTTTCAGAGTTTCCTGAGTCAACCCAAATATCACCTGTTACTAATGCAGTACCATCTGATTGTGTAGTTGGCTCAGTAGCACTAACAATCGGACCTGCTGGATCAGCGTCACTTACTTGGTTTAAGTAACCTACCCAAGTAGTACCATTGTGTACTAGCATATCAACTTCATCAAGTGTAGTTGAATACCATAATGTACCATCTGCTGGTGTTGAATTAGGTGCAGTTGTTTTTGCTTCATATGTTAATGGTTTCCAGTTAGTAATAACATAGTTGTCACTACCTGTAGCCACATAAATGTCATCTGCCGCACTAGTTACACCTGCTGTTGCTAATGGAGTACCAGTACCATCAGTAAGGATAACTTCGCCACCTAATTTATGTGTAATCTTAATTTTGTTTTCAGCAGTAAGAGTTGCTTCAACGTTTGTTAAGCCTACGGAACTAACTGCTGTAATAAAGTCTTCTGCACTTGTTCCTGTAAATGATGCCGTTGCAGAAGTCAATGCCGCTGTTCCTGCTCTTGTTTCTCTAATAGTAAACGTCTTAGTACCTGCCGCAAATGTTGGACTTGATACCGTACCAGTTCCTGATGCAGGACTTGGAACACTTCTTCTGTAAAGTTTAAAGTCTGCAACTACTGGATCATTTCCTGTTTGATTTGCTAAAACAAAAAGTGTACCAGTTGTAATGTTAACACCGCCACCTGCGTCAAGTTTGTTAATTGCTTCTGCCGAACTATTGTAAATCGGAGCATTAACGGTTGTCCATAAACCTGTTGTTGTTGAATATAATTTAACTTTCCAACTAGCACCTAAGTTTGGAGTTGAAGATTTAATCCAAACAGCACCTGATGGTCTAAGTGCAGAATATCCTGTTCCAGCAATTTCAACTCTATCAGTTGCTCTCCATAAAGGAACTTTGCTGTGTGCTGAAATTTGTAATTCTGGTTCTGAATAGAAACCTGCTGTAATACCTAATTGTGTAAGAATGTTACCAGTACCTTCTTCAATTAAAATACCACCTTTACTTAATGTTGAGTCTGGAGTAGTAATAGCACTAGTTCCGTCTGCGTAAATTTTAACTCTATTGTTAGCGTCTAGTTTAGCACCAACACCTGGAATGTTATAGTGGTTAATTGATTGTACTAAATCTGTTGGGGTAGTTCCGCCAACGTTAACATCAGTTCCGTTAATAACAATGTTTGCGTTATCAATTGAAGTAGGTGTTAATGTTGCTGAAATTGTTGGCCAACTTGAAATCCATGTAGTTGAATCCCAATCAGTTGCCGCGGCACCTTGGTTTGCACCTTTGAATCCTGCGACAGAGTCGAATGCTGATTCATCTGATGAACCTACTTGTACCCAAATATTGTTTTCGTTTTTATACCATACTTTGTTTTGTGTATTCCATGTAACAATAGCATAGTCGCCAATTGATCCAACGCTTGTTTTGATTCCTGTGTAAGTGGCACCGCTTACTCCTACAAGATCAGTTGCCGCTGAAATAACACTTGGAGCCTTGTTAGTAAATTTTTGTGTATCACCATTCCACTCAAAAATACCGTAGATTGAATCATCTGTGTCAAACCAGTATGTACCGTCTGTAGGTTCTCCAACAGGCTCGCTTGAAGATCCTGTTAGTTCTGATAAGTTAGCATCTGCTCTTACCACGTATGCTCTATTAGCAACGCCTAAGTAAGAATATGCCGCTTGTAATCCATATTCGTTTAATTCGTTTCCGTGTAAAGGATTGTTTGAAGTATCAGTGTAAAAAGTAGGATTACCAAATGTGTCAGTAAGTTCTCTTTGACTTGATATTAAAAATACTTTACCAGCATTGGCTTTGGTTGTACCTGTTGCTGTTCCTGTGCCTGAACCATTTGGTTTAGACTCTGCTGTTGCTACCACAATTAACGGGACGGTAGCACCCGCGGCAGGTGTATAGAACGATTCGTCTATTACCTTAACCTCAATACCTGGTGATGAAAGTGCCATGTTATAACTCCTTTATTTCAATTCATATGTATTTATGATATATGCATAAAAAAGGCATTAATAATAGTTAAGAAAAGGGGTCGAAAAGGGGTTACTAAATACACTATATGAGCAGACCACTATGCAAACAATGCCGTAAACGCCCTGTTGCTATAAACTATTATAAAGGTAAGCAGGTATATTACAGAAGCAAATGCGAAAGGTGTACAACAGGAACAACACCAGGAATTCCGTATTGGTATCAATCAGGATACAGAATGAAGGATCAATGTGATAAGTGCGGGTTTACCAGTAAACACACAGAGCAGTTTAATGTCTATCATGTCGACGGTAAATTAACAAATGTTAGGCTTAGTAATTTAAAAACTATTTGTGCTAATTGTCAAAGATTGTTACAAAAAGAAGGTACTATTTGGCGTCAGGGAGACCTAACACCTGACTTCTAACTTTAGCCTGTAATTCATCTAAAGTTCCGTCATTTTCAATAACATCGTCAACTTTTTGTCCGACCCACGCATATTCACTAATGTGAACATCAGGATGTTGTTCTTTCATCTTGTCTGTCAACACCATGTTTTTTACGTGTTTTGCTTCTTCGTTGTGATCGTTTTGTCTTATAGCATCTTCAAACCATGCAGGTTCGGGGCCGCGTTTTATTCTATAAACCTTACCACGTAAACGCTTGATCATTTTAATTTCATTAGGAAAACGCACATCGCTGATAACAGCATCCTGCTTCATTTGTAGCAGTTTGCTTTCTAAACTAGCAATCCATATGTCGTCGTGAAAGCCTTTGCGTAGTACATCTGTACCCCAGTATTGCAATACCCAACGAGGAGTAAGTTTAGGCATACCTAATTTTTCTGCCCACCATTCATCCACTTCTTCACGCCAAGCACGTGACTCTTCCGTGTTACCTTCTAGTGCTTCTCTATCCCAACCAAAAACTGCCGAAACAGCATCCTTTAGAGTAGTTGCAAAACTAACACGCTTGAATCCGCCTTCGCTAACAAGGATGTCAGCACAGGTATCTTTGCCAGAGCCTATAAGGCCCACGAAACCAATAATCATAGTAAGTTTATATATCCCATGTAAAAGTTTATTATATGCTAATAGAATATAGAAGTCAAGTGTTTTTTAGCCAATTACAAATGATAATGGTTTTGAACCATCAACATAATTGGATAAATCTTGTTCTAGTTTCTCCATTTCGGCCATTGCGTCTGCTTTGAGTGAATCGCCATTTAGTGATGTGCCACCTTGAGGTGAACTGATAGTAGCAAATTTACCACGTGCTTCTCCTAGCATGTATTTGCTGACTGCTAGAGTATAATCTTTAAGCCATTGTCCGGCATACGGATCTGCAAGTAAATTAAAATCAGGTCGTTGATTGTAGCATTGTAAAAGAACTGGTTCGCTTCCTCTTGGTCTTTGAAAAATTGTTAGTTTATGAGTCACTGGATCAAATTTAAAATTAATAAAAGACCCAAACATTTTACCTACTAGTTCTTGATATCCAGCAAATGCAAAGTATGTTGCCAAGCCGCCCATTTGTGTTGAACTTAAAAGATAGGTATTTGTGTAGGCTAAGTTAAATGGTTCAAAAATTGTTCCACCTTGACCTCCACCTGTACGCGAACCTATTGAACGTCTAAAAACTTCTCTCACTTCCATTATTTCGTTTGGAAGAATATAGTCATTAGTGTCCTCTTGTAGTTCAAGTGTTGCATAGGATTCTTCAACTGCATTTTCAGCACGTTGTCTGTATTTGCCAAGTGCTTTCTCTAACGCTACTTCGTAGTGGTTGGGATCAAGTTCAACATCGATCATTCCGTCGCCTAGCATAGTGCGAACGTAGTTGAATAGGTTTTGTTTTGCTGTATCTAATTGTGTGCTCATGTTAGTATTTATGTTGTGTCTTTCCAATAAATACAATTACTATGCCAAGATTAAGTTTATACAAACCAGAGAAATCCGCCGATTATCGCTTTATTGACAGGAATGTTAATGAAGCATTTCAGATTGGTGGAACGGACATTTTTATTCACAAATATTTAGGTCCTGTAGATCCAGGTGACAAAGCAACACCAAGTCAACCTAGAGGAACCAACGATATACCTGAAACAAAAATTCAGGATTTATTATTCTTGGAAAATCGTGATAGAAAATATTCTGATGATGTGTATGTTACTAGAGGAATTTATAACGTACAAGATATAGATTTTGATCTAAGTCAATTTGGTATGTTTTTACAAAACGACACGGTGTTTATAACGTTTCATTTAAACTCTAGTGTAGAAATGCTTGGTAGAAAACTAATGAGCGGAGATGTGTTAGAACTACCACACTTAAAAGACGAATACGCACTCAACGATTTTAGTATAGCACTTAAACGTTTTTACGTAATCGAAGATGTTAATAGAAGTGCAGAAGGTTTTTCACAAACTTGGTATCCACATCTTTTGAGATGCAAATGTAAACCACTGGTAGACAGCCAAGAATTTAAACAAATTTTAGATAAAGATGCAGGTGCAGGCGATGGAAGTTCGTTGCGTGATATTATGTCAACGTACGAAAAAGAAATGCAAATTAATAATGCAGTACTTGCACAAGCAGAAGAAGACGTACCATTAACAGGATATGATACCGACAAATACTTTGTTGTTCCGACAGATGAGGCCGGCGATGTTAGTACAAAAGCGGCTGGTGTATTAAACACAGCAGAGAAAAAATACTATGTTGGATATTTAACAAGTAATGCTATGCCACCAAACGGTGCTCCATATGGGTTCGGAGTTCAATTTCCATTGGGTGCATCAGACGGAGACTTTTATCTACGTACAGACTATTCACCAAATAGATTATTTAGATATGATGGTAATCGTTGGGTTAAAATCGACGACAATGTAAGAACCGTACCACCAAGCAGTGATAATACCAAAAATCAAGTTGGTACATTTATTAATAATACTAATACCAACCAAATTAATGGTGAAACGGTTAAAGAGAAACAACCGTTAAGTAAAGCACTAACACCAAAAGCAGACAATCTATAAATTAATTAAACTAATTAAATGTATGTTAAATGCATTTGAAACTTTTTCTGTCCCCATTTTTATGACAAGTGTATCATGGAAAAACAAGGATATAGTCATTAAAGAAACATTAAAACAATTTAAAGATTCAAATCAAGTTGTTGGACTTGAGGGCGGAGAAGAGTACAACAAACTTAAAGAAATAATTTTAGGGTTTAAAAGTGAACTTTTTGAGTTATTAGGATTTGACGAAACCGAGTTGGAAATGTCACGATTGTGGGTTAACAGATTTTCCCCAGGAGAATTTATAAAACCTCACTGGCATCCAAATAGTTGGTTAAGTGGAGTTTATTATCCATACGGGAATAGTAGTAGTCCTATTACATTTTTGTCTCCGTTACCTTGTCCAACAATAGCACCAAATGTACGCAAAACAAATTCATATAATAATGAACAAGCAAATTATAGTTTTTCAGGAGAAAGCATGATTATTTTTCCTAGTTATCTTAGACATTATACAACACCAGTTGATGGAGAAGATGATAGAATTAGCATAGCGTTCAATTTATGGCCTAAAGGCACGTTACAAAGCGATGCAATTAGCAAAGTTACACTTTAATATAGTAATAAATATAGTTAACAACTAGGATAATTTACATGCAACATTTTTATGATGGTCAAATAAGACGCTTTGTAACACAATTTATTAGAGCATTTTCTAACTTCAGTTACAAGGACGGTGCTGGTACTTTAAGAAAAGTGCCTGTTTCTTACGGGAATCTTACACGTCAAGTTGCTAGTATTATTAGAGATAATTCAGAAAACAAAATTGTTTCTGCTCCGAGAATTGCTTGTTACATTTCTGGTTTAGAATATGCACGTGATAGGGTACAAAATCCAACACACGTAAGCAAAATGAATATTAGAACTAGAGATGAAGACTCTGCAGGTGATCCTACTATAGATCAAGGGCCGGGTTATACGGTTGAAAGACACATGCCTGTTCCTTTTACTTTAAGAGTAAAAGCAGATATTTGGTCAACAAACACCGATCAAAAATTACAAATAATGGAACAGATACTAGTTCTGTTTAATCCAGCATTGGAAATCCAATCAACATCTAATTATATCGATTGGACCTCATTAAGTTTAATAGAATTATCAAGCGTAAATTTTTCTACAAGAAGTATTCCACAAGGTATTGAAACAGAGATCGACATCGGAGAAATGGAATTTCAAATGCCTATATGGATTACTCCTCCGGCAAAAGTTAGAAAACTTGGAGTTATTGAAAAAATTATTATGAACGTTTTTGACGAAAGTGGTTCAATTTCAGACGGTGTTATTGATGCTATTACACCAATGAGTACACAATCAGTTACTCCAGGTATGTATGATTTGTTAGTTTTTAACAATGTTGCAAAACTTATTAGAAATGCAGAAGGTGTAAGTGAGGACGAACCAGGATCGTTTGTTAGAACAGGAACTCCTGTTAGTTGGTATAAACTTTTAGATCAATATCCAGGTAAGTTTAGAGCAGGTGTTAGTTCTATTAGATTACAAAAGCCTAACGGAGACGAAATTGTTGCAACAGCAAGTGTCAATCCTACAGACGAAAATGAAATGGTATTAAATTTTGATGTAGATACTATTCCTGAAGATACTCGAATAAATGATAATTATAGATCGGCGTCAAGACTTGGCTCTGTTGATGCTATTATTGATCCAACAAAATTCAATCCTACGCCAATTACTCCTGCACAAGCAGGATTAAGATATCTAATATTAACCGATATTAATCCAAACGTAAAAGGTGATAGTTCTGATGCAAATGCTAATGCTTGGCAACATGCAGATGGCACAATTTTTAGAGCAGATGCAAATGACATTATTGTTTGGACAGGCTCAAAATGGGAAATAGTATTTGATAGTTCTGCTAATGAAGAGCGTGCCGATTCTAGCGTGGCACAGACTCCTATCTACATAACTAACTTATATACAGGAATCCAGTATAAGTTCACAAACGATACAGGATCTTGGATTAAGAGTTATGAAGGTGAATACGAAGCAGAAAAATGGCGACTAGTACTTTAGAAAACGATATTATATGTTCGGGTGCGTTATTCTACGCAACTAAAACCAAACGATTTTTATTCTTACAACGTACCAAACCCAAAACAGCAGGTCAATGGGGATTGGTTGGAGGTATGACCGAAAAAGGCGAAACACCGTGGACTTCTTTAGAACGAGAAATCCAAGAAGAAATCGGAACTACACCTAAAATTTTAAAAACTATTCCTTTGGAGTTATATACATCAAAAGATCAAAAGTTTTTCTTTCATACTTACATTGCTGTTGTTGAAAAAGAATTTATACCTGTATTAAATCAAGAACACTCAGGTTACGCCTGGTGCGATGCATCAAGTTATCCAAAGCCGTTACACGTAGGTTTAAGAAACACACTAACAAACAAAGTAAATCAAACCAAAATTGCTACCGTAACCGAAATTATTGAGAGCATTTAATTATGTTTAAGATCTACGGAGATATAATGCTTGATCGATGGATTATCGGTGAAGCAAACAGAATGAGCCCCGAAGCACCTGTACCAGTTTTACTTGAAACTGAACAAAAATATAGTGCGGGTGGAGCGGCAAACCTTGCAGTAAACTTATCTAACATTTATCCTGAAGTAGAGTTGTACGGCAGTATCTCGTCTGATAAAGAAGGATACAAATTAATAGAATTGTTAAAAGACACAACCATTCATTCAAAAATTGATTTTGATGCGTCTGTTACAACAACAAAAACACGATTAGTAAATGATGGTGGACAACACATTTTAAGATGGGACAGAGAATCAATATATACAGGGTTGGTTGGCGATAAATTTATTAACGGATTAAATGAAAACGACATTGTTTTAATAAGCGATTACAACAAAGGATTAGTAACAAAATTTTTTGTAGCATCTGTTTTAGAAAAAACATTAAATGTGTATGTTGATCCTAAACAATCCGCAGAAACATATTATGGTGCATATCTAGTTAAACCAAACATGAAAGAATACAAACAATGGTTCGGCCAATTTAATATAGATAATGCTAGATCTCAATTACTAAATTACAAATGGAAATGGTTGGTTGTTACTGACGGAGCCAACGGTGTTCACGTTATTAATGATACCGATTATTGGCATTATAGAGAAGATGTACGAGAAGTTGCAGATGTTACCGGAGCAGGTGATACATTTTTAGCAGTATTAGCATACGCACACGAATCTAAACGTATGTCTGTACCTGATGCTTGTAAACTAGCGTGTTATGCAAGTGCAAGAAATGTAGAAAAAAGAGGAGTTGTTAGTGTATCACACAGCGACTTAACAAGAGGAGTTGTATGGACAAACGGTGTGTTTGATATACTACATCCAGGACATTTAGAATTATTAAAATACGCAAAAAGTTTAGGACAGAAATTAATAGTTGGTATCAATGACGACGAAAGCGTTAGACGTTTAAAAGGAGATGGTCGACCAGTTAACAATTTTCTAACAAGAAAACGCCAATTAGAAATGTTACCGTGGGTAGATGAAGTAGTAGTATTTGCAGAGGATACACCACAAGCAGTACTAGAGCAAGTTCGTCCTGATATAATTGTAAAAGGCGGGGACTATACCGTAGAAACAACGGTAGGCCATGAATTAGCAAAAGTCGAAATATTTCCGATAGTAGAAGGACATTCGACATCAAACATTATTGAAAAATTAAGAAATGATCGCTGAAACTTATATTGAATTATGAAAATACTAATAACAGGTCCTGAAGGATTCATAGCACAAAACTTAATAACATATCTTATGTCAGTAGGACATGAAGTAGAAGGGTATACGTATAAAGAAAATACGTTGCCTGATCCTACTTCATATGATTGGGTAATACATTTAGGTGCTATTAGTTCAACAACTGAAACAGACGTTGAAAAAGTACTAAAACATAATTACGAATTTACTATGAATCTTATTCAGGTTTGTGATCAAATGGGCGTTAATTTGCAACTTGCAAGTTCGGCTAGTGTGTATGGACCTGGTCTTGACGGATTTAGGGAAGATTCTAAATGCTTACCAAAAAGTCCTTATGCTTGGAGCAAATATCTCATCGATAGGTTTTTAAAAGAAGCGGGAATTTATGAGAAAGAATTTAATATTATAATTCAAAGTTTCAGATATTTTAATGTATACGGTCCAGGTGAAGATCATAAAGGTGATCAAGCAAGTCCTGTACACAAGTTTACCAAACAAGCAAAAGAAGACGGTGTGATAAAAATATTTGAAAATAGTGCAAATTACGAAAGAGATTTTATATATGTAGGTGATGTTTGTAAGGTACAAGAACAGATGCTACACCAAGATGTAAGCGGTATTTTTAATGTAGGAACAGGCAACACAGAATCCTTTTTTTATGTAGCACATTCTATTGCTGAAAAGTATAATGCAAAGGTAAATGTTATTCCAATGCCCGATAGTGTTAAATCACAATATCAAGAATATACCTGTGCAGACTTAACAAATTTAAATAAACATTGTAAATTAGAATTTATAAAAATTGGAGATTATATTAATGCCAAATAGACAAAACGGTAAAGTAGATAAAGGTTGGGGATACGAATTAATTTGGTCAACCAATGACAAGTATGCTGGTAAGATACTTTTCTTTACCAAAAAGGGTAATAAATTTTCCATGCATTTTCATAAAGAAAAAGACGAAACTTGGTTTATTAATAATGGCAGATTTTTGCTACGATGGATTGATACCAAAAGTGCAGTTATGTATTCAAAAGAATTAAATCCAGGAGATGTTTGGCACAATCCTCCATTACAACCGCATCAATTAGAAGCATTAGAAGACAATTCCAGTCTAACAGAAGTTAGCACACCTGATAGCGTTGAGGACAATTATCGTATTGTTCCAGGTGATTCACAAAAAGATCTAATCAAAAAAGAAGAAGATAAAACTACTTAGTTTTCTTTTTAATCCAGCGATAGGCCGCATATCCAATCAATAACACTACAATAGTGCCGATAC